ACCGCTTACGTTTTTAGGAACCCAACGGTTTGTCGATGTATCTACTTGTCCAAATGAAGAAGCATCTAAAAATTGATCATCTAAGAAAACTACTTCTGCTAAATAACCATCCCATTGATTATCAGAAGAACCATTATAGCTACCTACAAATTGAGTAGCACTTTCATCCATGTAGCCTATTTCATCATTTTGAGGTAAATTAGTATTATCTCTATTATCTGTTTCAAAAGCTGTTTGTTCAACCCCATCAATAAACATAGCTGCTCTGTCAGAAGCTGTTGATTGACTAGTATCAACTTTAAGTACAAGATTATGCCAAGCACAATCACCCTTGAAATCACCACTAGTTTTTAAAATGGTAGTACCGCCATGAGAAAAAACTATTTGACCACTAGCATCCATTTGTAAACTAAAACGATTGGTTGCAGTTGTGCCAGTATCAAAGAAAACATTATCAGTATCAATGTTAGCTGTTTTAAACCAGACAGACCATGTGCCTTTTTTACCACCACTAGAAGAAGGTGCTTCAATCGTTCTACTTAAATACCTAGCATCATCATGCTCAAACATTGCAGAATTATCTACAGTATAAGCATCTGTAAACGGAACAAAGTCACCTACTCTTTGACCAGTGCCATTCCCTTCATATAGAGTTGCATCAAAGTAATCTATTCCTTGATAATCTGGTGCGGTTAGATTTGCAGTATTAAGGTTTTTAAAATTAGCATCATCTGGAGTATAATCAAACTCCGCTGTAACATCGATTGCGCTTCCGTTACTACCGTCTTGCACCATAAAGACAACAGTTCCAGTAAATGTTTTACTAATAGTTCCTTGCGCTGATCCGTCGATTAGAAATTCAACAGTATTATTATCCATATCAAGTTCAACCTCAACTGTATTACCTGCTGAAACTGCTGAACCATAACTTGAGGAAGAACCATCTACATATTTTTGCCCATCCATTCGCAAGCCGACAGAATCGCTTGAACCTGTAAAAGAATTTGATGTGTTACCATCCATGTCATAGACGCCAATGACTGGATAAATGCCTCCCAATGTATTTACTGTAAATTTTGCTGCAAACTTTCCAGACCCAGCAGGCATAGCAAGTGTGCTTGTAGTGACGCTGTAATTACTCGTTGAGCTTGCTAGTCTTAAATTTCCTTCTGACAATGTTGCTGTGTGAGTATGTCCTGCAAACGGACCAAAAATAGGGTTCCAAGTTGCATAGGTATTACTAGGTGTGTTCTCAGACTGATTAGCTGCCGCCATATTGGTAGGAGTAAAATCATTGTTATTGCTGCTGATATCATTTCCTAAATTTACAGCATTTGTTCCAGTGCTATCAGCAAAGTCTAAACAAAAACTATTACCACCAGCAGTAGATGCTAGTGCAGCAATTTCACTATCTTTCTTTGGAACAAACTGTGAACCATTAGTTCCAAGTGTAAATGTATCTAAAAAGTCTGAAACACTTACATCACCGTTCTGTATAGAATCTGCATTTAAGAAACATATTTGCGTCATGTAGGCTTTTGTATAGCTAGACGTTGTTCTTGAGCGCCTACCAATTTCATTTGCTTGGGCGTTATTCCAGTACGTCTCGCCACCACTTGATGGTTCTGCGGCACTACCAGCAGTTAAACTTTGTTGCTCCCCGTTTATGTAAATTCTAACCCTATCACTAGCAATAGTCTGGTTACTGTCGTAGCTTATAATACAATGATACCACCCTACATCTCGCTGCATCGCCGTTGTATTCATATTCATAGATGCATTGTCATCTACAATAGTAATGCTTGAACTACTGTTTGCATCCATACGAATAAAAAAATCATTACTTCCATCGTTAGCAGAGAAAAATGTCATATCAGTTGCAACGGCATTTAGTTGAAACCACCATGCCAGAGTCCACCTAGTTCTATTACCAGCACTAGATGGTGTTTTAGTAAGGTAATTATCAGAACCATTCAACCAAATTGAATTGCCAATCAAAGTTGTGTCAAACGGGGATACTCCACCAGTAGCTGCTGCTGCACCAAAAAGTAAATTATTAGAAAAAACCATGTTTAGCTATTTCCATATTCATTTGTTAAAATTGCATGTATATTTTCACCAGTATTATCACTTGATACTGATACAACAATATAATCTAATCTAGATACTGCTCCATTACTTGTAGCAAAAGTAGGTACACTAGCACCTACAAATTTCCAACAAGTATTATAAGCTATGGTTCCGCTACCTCCAGATTGAATAAAAAATATACTTCCTGTTTGTCCTTTAGTAGCATTAGTTGGCCTGGCTAATGTATGTGCTGCTGTAACAGTAGTAAGAAAATTTTGAGCATTAGAAAAGTTTAATGATACAGAAGTAATACCATTAATAGCTGTTGCTGATATAGCTGCTGCTCCTGACTTAGCTAAAAATAATTGTCCTGCTAGACTTACATTACCTGTAATTTGCGCTGCACCGCCAATAGTGGCTGTACCACCTACATGCAAATTACCTGATACTGAAGCATCATCATCAAATGTTGCAGCGCCTGTAGCTAAGAATGTACCTCCTATAGAAGTATTTCCAGCTACATCTAATGTGCCTCCGACAGTTGTATTACCGCTTACACGTACTGTTCCTAAGAACCCTGCCGCACCACTAACTGTAGCCGTGCTTAAAAGATTTACAGCGCCTCCTATAGATACTGCACCTCCTATTGAAGCTGCACCAGCTACTGTTGCTGTTCCGCCAATATTAATATTACCTGAAAGATTTATGTCTCCAGCCACTGTTGCTGTACCACCAATAACAATATTACCTGAAACTGAAACATCATCATCAAAGGTAGCAGCACCTGTAGACATAAACGTACCGCCTACTGATGTATTACCTGCAACATCTAATGTGCCACCAACTGTGGTATTACCGCTAACTCGTACAGTACCAAGAAAACCTGCTGCTCCTGATACAGTAGCAGTACTTAAAAGATTAACCGCACCACCAATAGATACTGCACCTCCTATAGATGCTGCTCCTACTATTGTTGTAGTACCTCCTACTACTAAATTACCACTTACAGATACATTAGTTTTAAATGTAGCATTACCAGATACTGTGGCAGTTCCTCCTACAAGAAGATTGCTAACTGAAATATTTCCTTCAACTGGGGCTGTAATTCCTGTTAAATTAGAACCGTCTCCGAAAAAAGCACTTGCACATACTTTAGCATTAGCTGCTTGAACATTAGTTCCAGCAATTGTAACAGTTCCCCCAATATTAACATTACCACTTACTGAAACATCATCTTTAAAATGTCCTGCTCCTGCAACAGTAACTGTTGATCCTAATACTGTAGCTCCTTCAAGTGAAGTAGCTCCACTAACTCTAACAGACCCTAAGAACCCTGCTGCACCTGATACAGTTGCAGTGCTTAATAAATTAACTGCTCCACCTATTGATACTGCTCCACCAATAGATGCTGCTCCTGCAACAGTTGCTGTACCTCCTATATTAGCATTACCTGAAACTGAAACATCATCATCAAAGGTTGCTGCACCAGTAGTGATAAGAGTACCACCAACAGATGTATTACCAGCTACAGCTAAAGCACCTCCAACTGAAGTATTACCACTAACTCTTACAGAGCCTAAGAAACCTGCTGCTCCACTAACAGTGGCTGTACTAAGAAGATTAACTGCACCTCCTACAGACAAAGCACCTCCGATAGTTGCTGTATTAGCCACAACTAAAGAACTAACTGAAGTATCTCCAGTTGCTACAATACTTGTAAGATGACGCCCACTACCAAAGTAAGAGCTTGCACATACATCTCCATTAACTTTTAAAGAGCCTCCTATAGAGGCACTTGAAGATACTTCAAATGCTCCACCAACTCTTATAGCACTAGTAGCTACAAATAAAGCAGTATTAGTTCCATCTCCACCTTCAACCTGAGTTAAAGATGTAGATACAGCACCATTACCACTTACAGCTAGTTTAAGCAAACCTTTGTAAGTATCTGCTATTCTTTTACCTGTTAAATCAAAATCACTCATGCGCTGTTCCAAACTGGTGAAATAACCTGATCACTCATATTATTAGGAGTTCCCTCCCAAAGTAAGTTAGCTGTATTCCACGTTAAGTTACGACCTCCTGAATCAGGTCTAGGATCATCTATTTTAGTATCATCCCTTACATCAGGAGTTTTATTTTGAGGATGATTTTTTAAATCAAACGCGCCTTCATAATCTTCTGGACAAACAAGCAAACCAAAACTGTTTCGTTTCATGACACGATGTGGATATCTAAAACCACATACATCACATATAGCTAGTGCTTTACGATTTGTTGCCATTAAACAGTCCTAATTTTAGGTTTAAAGAAAATACTTGCACGTTCTTTATCTTCTTCCATTGCCCTTAAAAGAAGTTCTTCATAGTTTGCTTTTAACATTGCCATGCGTTCATTAGGAACATTAGGACGTTTTAATGACATGTAATATGCAAGACCTCCAGTTAGACATGGAAGAAATCTTTTAGGCATATCTGCATTTTGTAGTGCAGATTTGTTTACATCTTCTAATTGACTAATACGTTCTATCTTTAATACATCTGTACTATTATCAGGAATAGGCCAAATACTAAGAGTGGGATTATCACGATCTCTTTTAATTGTATATTGTGTAGCTCTACCTGTTTGTGTTTTATTAGGTATAATTAAATACTCTTCAAAAGAAATACGAGTTAATTGTAGATCAGTATTGTCTCTATTAACTACAACTTCAAGAGCATCAACTGTAGAGTTACTCAATGCATACGATGTTACACTAGCTGCAACAGTAACTGCTGTTACTTCTGTAGACCATAGCAACACACCTCTGTTTTGCCAATCAGTTAGCATTAAGTTTATAGAACGACGAGCAGATGCAGGTTCATGACCAAGAGTATTTTCACCCCCAATCATTTCCGTTGCTTCTTGAATAACCTCATCTATGTCAAGGTTAAAATTAAATGTACCGCTAGTAGCCATTATGTTCTATACTTCTTTCTAAGTTGTTGTTTAGCAGCTTTAGCTAATCTAGATTGTTCTGGTTTCTTAGCAAACTTAGCACGTTGTTCTAGAACTGTAAGTATTTGTATTTTTCTAGCATAAGGTTTATTTATTCTTTTTACTTTTGCTATTGTTTCTTTAGCATCTTTAACAGTAGCATACTTAATACTAACAGTATCTTTTGGATTTTCGTCTGTATATAATCTACGACCAGAACCTTTAGGTTTTTTACCAGTTCCTACTTTAGGGTCTTTACGTTTAGTCATAACAAGAAGCTACCAAAGCTTGTCCACCATATTTAGCAAATGTTTTTACCATTGTAGGTTTACCTCCTACACCTTGAGCTTTTGCTCGTTTACGTTTAACTGCTGAAGTTCTTTGACCTGCTGTCATACGTTTTGCTTTCGCAAGAGGTACGCACTTAGGATATTTTCTTTTACTTTTTTTAGCAGACTTACGACCGCAGGGTTGAAACTTACCATCTTTTTTGGGTGCACCAATGTCCACCCATTTCTCACCAACCCACTTTCTTAAACCACCAGTAGTTCCTTTTTTAGCTTTGACTTTCTTTTTATTTTTGCCCCCTTCTTTTATTTTACCAGAACATATGGCAGATGCATACATATTAGCATAAGCTGATGGATATACATCAAACTTACGCTTTGCAGCAGCTTTACCTTTGGGACAAAGTTTAGCCATTACCTAGCCCTACCACCAGACTTACGGCGAACCGTACCACCACGACGACGTTTTACAGCACCACCTTTAGATTTATACTTTGTCATCTTTCCACCTTTAGACATGTATTTAGTTTTTTTACGCATCATCGTCCTCCTGATATAAATTATTAAAAGTTATGTGTGGATCAGTATAACTATCATGTATCTCTGACGAGTGTATATACTGACTTGGTGCAAAGTCTGGAGCGCCTTCTCCTGTTACCCACAAAGCAGGATTTGTAACTCTGACTCTGTTGTTAGGTAAT